CTTCAGACCTCTTCATGACGCCATCTATAGCGAATTGTCTAAGGTTAGACAAGACGGTACAGGTGACCAAATGAAACCAATAAGATTTGCACTCCAGATGTTAGGAGTTCACAATCTTAGAGATCTAAAGGGGAAAAGAGTCCAATCTCTGGATCTATCGGCCGCTACAGACCGGTTACCAATAAACCTTCAAGTCCAAATTTTACAACAATTGGGGTATCCTGGAGTTTTATGGAAGGATCTCTTGGATAGAGAATGATCTTCTGAGGAAGGTCCACTACGGTATTCAGTGGGTCAACCAATGGGAGCTTATTCTTCGTTTGCTATGCTTGCCTTGACACATCATGTCATTGTTCGTATAGCGGCGCAACGTAGTAAAATTGACTCTAAAAGATTGCTTTATGCAGTCCTAGGAGACGATGGATTCATGGCCAATAAAAAGGTTGCTACTCATTACAAAAATATCTTTGGATATTTGGGTATGGATATCAATCCGATTAAAGGTTTCGAAGGAACCGTTCTAGAGTTTGCTAAACAACTTTGATCTATAAATCGGGTTAATTTATCACCATTAGGACCTAAAAACATACTGTTAGCAATAAGGCATCCTGAGTTTTTAACTTCTGTATTATTCGAATTGATCGTCAAACAGTTCCCATTGTTTTTAAATGTTAACTTAAAACCAGTGTGACCTAATAAGCGGCGTTCGGATGATACGTTAGTTCAGATCCCGCTATTAACAGCGAGATCTGTATTCAAATTGGTTAGTGTTTTATTCTTCCCCCAAAAGGGAAGTTTTAACCAATATGCATACGATAAAACTTGGTTTACTGTATTGATGACAGTTGGTCCAATGTCTGGTTTATGATCCCTTGACTACAAGTTGGCCAAACACCTTATCGGCCCCGGTATATATAATTTCTTCAAGCGTATGTTCTTAACCTCCATGCATATCTGGTTAAACCCGAATATGTCAAAAAGGGATAGAGCATTCGCAAGTAGGGACTTTTTAAGAAATCTTAAAACTACCTACGAAGGACGTATACATATCTGGTCGAAGGTGAGGTTTGCTTGTCGTGATCTATATAAGAG